ACACGTTCAGGTCAGTTACGACCATCTTGAGTAGCGATGGGCTTCGACCCTTGCGAGTCTGGAACGACCAATCGTAGTGTCCTACGACAGCCTTAGCCTTAGAGTCGTTACCAACTAAGGCTCCGATCTCCTCACCATGAGTGTCGTAGGCCTTGATTGGGTTATTGGACTTCACAGTGATGAAGTCACCACGCTCGTCCTGCTTGTTCTTAACAGTCAGCCCACGCTCTTCAAGAGCCTGTACTGCTGCTGGAGACAACCCACCAAGATCAACTTGGTACTTGTTAGACAACTCATTCTTTGTCTGCAAGTTAGCCCAGTAGACAGTAGCGTTAATAGCAATAGGTTTAACATTAGTAGTCATATAACAATCTCCTTATAGACTATAGTTAACATAAAAAAGTAAATAACTTTACCCCTTTATAAGTATATTATACCACACTTTCAAATATTGTCAAGCACTAATGAGTCTCACTCCAGTTGTCACCGATCTTGTACTCACCGTCCATAGGACACCTCAGCCCCAGCTCCTCACCAGCCGCCCTGATGGCGTTTCTGAAGTGGATGCCGACAGCTTTGGCGAAGTGTTGTGGTGTTTCCACCTGCACCTCGTCGTGTACGTTAGCGACAATCTTGAATGGGATGTCGTTACTACGTAGTGTCTTGACTCCAATTAGCAGCGCCTTCTTCATCAGAACCGCGCCACCGCCTTGCAGTAGGAAGTTAAGAGCAGAGTATGCTTTCCTGATACGTATCCTACGACCGTCCAGACTAGGCAGAGAGCCGCTCTTGTCGGCAATGTTCTCGACCAAGTCCTTGAGAGCCTTGAGTGAGGGTACGTTGTTCAGGAAGTCACGCTTCAACTTCTTACCATGTGTTGCTCCCTTGCCTGCGATGGAGCCTATCTTAGCGTCTCCAGCGCCATACAAGAAAGCGTAGATGAAGGTCTTAGCTTGGTCTCTGGTGTCTAGTCCAGCAGCCTTCTGGTTCTCGCTGTGGATGTCGCCATCAAGGATCGTGCTGACGTAGTCACTGTCCTTCATGTAATGGGCGAGCATCCTAAGCTCCAGACCGCTAGCGTCCACACCGACCAGCTTGTTACCTTCCTCGACAGTCCAGCACGCTCGGCATGCTGCTCCATACTCAGCCTTGACTCTGTCAATGTGTGACATACCGTCGTAGACCTTTCTGACTGAAGGTATCTGAGCCATATTAGGAGCAATGTGCGTCATACGCCCTGTAGCGGCTCCTGAGCTGATTACCCGCCCGTGTACCCTACCATCCTCACCGACTGCTTCCAGCCAGCTAGAGACCTGTGAGGCTCTCTTCTGGACGATCAGGTACTCAGCGACTAACTGAGCGTCTGGATGATCTATAGCACCCAGCACTGTCTCATCTACCTTGTACTGTCCTGCCTCAGTCTTCTCAGTGAAGCGTACACCAGCGCCCGACAGTCGTTTGACTATCTGCTGACGTGAGCCTACGTTGAACACCTCGACAGAGTCTTTCAACTGCTTACCTGTCTTCTCAGACCACCTCTCAGTCACGATAGGAGGAAACTTAGACTGTAGCTCGTCCTCGATCTGACGCATCCTGTGAGTCAGAGTAGAGTAGAGCTGGTTAGCGTGTGCTAGGTCTATCTTGAAGCCGTTACGCTCCTGTAGAGCCAGCTCAGTAGTCACAGCGTGTTCCAAGTCCACACTGTCCTGACTGAAGCCATCCTCCTCCAGCAGCTTCTTGACTTCGTAGTAGACCTTCGTAGTCAACTCGACGTCACGCTGACAGTACAAAGCCATCTCCTCACAGTAACCACCATCGTAGTCCGTGAAGTCGCCCTTCGGCCAGTTAAGCCTGTCACCCCAAGCACGTAGACTATGACCGCCTTCCAAGCTCGGATTGTACAGCCTAGACATCACCATAGCGTCGATGATCCCGATGCCGTCGAACGAGATGCCCCAGAGAGCCTGTAGTAGCGGGATGTCGAACGATATACCGTTATAGGTCACAACCGTATCAACACCTTCCATAGCTGCGGTAAAAGCCTCAGGGGTCGTTGCAATAATACTACCTCCATCGTGATAATGAATCCCACAGCACCAGATGGTGTCCAGTGTCGTGGTCGTCTCGATGTCAATAGTCGCTATCTTCATAGGCGCTCCTTTCCGACACATAATCATCGTCGGCTTGATCATCGTCTAGCATAGCTTCCTCGCTAATGAAAAAGCAGTAGCCACACAGTTCTACAAAATCCCCAGTGAGTCTGTCACGGGTCGTCATCTCTTTGTCGCTCAGCTGAGCATTACACGCCTTACATCTCATTACAGCGTCTCCTCGTTTGGTAGGATGCACTCAGTCATGCGTCCAGTATCTTTAGTGAATAGTAGGTCAGAGCACCAGCCCGTCTCTCCAGAGAATCGGTTCTTCAGTATCCTCACCTTCGTAGTGTTACGTTCGGTAACGTCGTCAGCCTGACCATTACGCTCCAGACCGATGACGATGTCAGACAGCTGTGCGATGCTGCCAGAGCCTCTGAGCTGAGCCAGAGACGTAGCAGCACCCTCTTCGTGTCCCTTCTTCTCAGGACGCTTCAGATGCGACACAACAAACAGAGCGATGCCTGTCTCCTGTACCACCATCCTCAGCTTGGTCATTATCTCGTCAAGCGCCTTACGCTCGTCCAGATGCGACTGAGCCGACACAACTATCGAGACGTGATCTAGGAACACGTAGCGACAGTCGAGAGCCTTAGCCATGTATCGAACACGTGACACGATGTTGTCCACGTCTGTGCTGCCGAAGTGGTCGAACATAAACATCCGATCACTACCAAGCACAGCGTCGAAAGCAGCCTTACGCTCCTCCTCAGTCGATACCGTAGTCGGTAAGTGTAGGGGCTTGTTGGCGTACAGCGACATCAACGACAGAGCAGTCTTACGCACAGACTCCTCTAAGAACAGTAAGCCGATGTTGCTGTCCGTGTTGTTGAGTACATGATACACAACCTCACGCATGAACTGACTCTTGCCCAGACCAGACCCAGCAGTAACAGTGACAAGCTCAGCCTGCCTGATGCCGTAGGTCAGTGAATTGACACCAGCAAACGGATAGACCACCTCGGCCCTCTCCATAGGCTTGTTGACGTCCTCCCACAGAGCCTTGCCTGAGATGATGCCATCAGGTACGAACTTCTCAGCCTGCCAGAAAGCCTTCTTGAATCCCTCGTAGTCATTAGCTGCGAGATAGTCACAGGCGTCCTTGTAGTCACCGCGATGCTTCATAATCTTAGACTTGCCAGAGAACAGATTAGCAACCTCGACAGCTGCCTTCTGTCCGACCTCGTCAGCGTCGAAGCAGATCACGATAGTCTCGAAGCTATCCAGCCACTCGTAGGACGCCTTACAGTCCTTCAGAGCGCCGCTAGCACCGTTCCTGATACTGACCACTGGGTACTGGCTACCGCTCAACTGGAAGGCCGCTAGCGCGTCATACTCGCCCTCGACCACAGTGACAAACTTGCCGCCTGTGTTGAACAGATGCTGACCGAATAGTCCTGTACTGGCCCACTCGCCAGAGGTCTGAAAGCGCTTGTCAGGGTATCTTATCTTTGCAGCCTTCAGCTCCTTGTCGTCGTTGTAGTAAGGGTAGATTACCTTACCGTCTTCGATCACGACTCCGAAGTGTCGTAACGAGGCAGCACTCAGGCCTCTCTCAGGGACGCTGTGAGCGACGCCAGAGCGAAGGCTAGCTAGGATACTCTCGAAGCTAGAAACGCTCTTAGAGGGCTTCTGAGGGGCTACAGGAGCTATCTGAGCCTCCTGTGGTGGTGTGTATTGGTTACAACTGTGACAATACGTGCTCCCGTTCCTGTTGATCGAGAGAGCATCGCTGCTGCCACAGTCAGAGCAGGCCTGATGGGCCTGTACAATATCGCTCATAATCTACCTCTCAAAGTAAAAACATAGACACAGCTTTTAACGTTAAATAAAACCCTGCAACTGTCAGAGCTAAATCTACATAATTTTCCTCAGTCATCAATCACCTCTATAATTTGCATTGATCCCATCTTTATGCCGATGAAAGGCAGAAGCAGCTGAAACACACTGATCTCAGCCAGTATCATTTCATCGTCAGGAGTTTCGCAGACTCCGGTTTCATTGACTAATGACAAGTCAACGCCGAAGCCGTTCCTGAACGAAATATCCCATATAAACATTATATCACCTTTTGTCAAGTTTGTAAATCAGGACAGCCTTTCAAGAACTGTCCGCTGTAGTCTTCTGTCGATACACTCACAGCGCAGAGCGTCGATTGCCTTGCCCTCACAATAAGCGAACTCCCCCACAGGACAATAGAACACCTCAGGGTCGTCGATCAGGTTACTGGGAACGCCGCTGAACCCTCGGCAAGATGCGAGAGTCAGCAGCAGTGCGATAGTTAGTAATCTCATGCAGTCCTCAATTTCCACCATTCAGGGACTTTTCTACTAGTCCATTTGGCGAAGTCTTTAGTGTGGTAGTAGTCCCGATAGCAGGTTATGGCACAGTCGGAGACTGCTTTGTGCTCGTCAGGCATAGCCAGCGTCGGGGGTGTAAAGTCACCCATCGGTATGTTGTTAGGCGGTTCCCATAGGTGTTCCTTCAGCTCGGCACACTTGTGCGTCTTGCCGTACCTGTGTGTGTACTCGTCTAGCAGACAGTCGAACAGGTTGAACAGCCAGAAGTAGTTGGCTGCGCTCTCCCTAGCCCACACTGCTGACGGGTGATTGACGTGAGTCGCCTGATACAGCCTCTCACCTCTGTCGTCGTCTAGATAGTAGCGCTTGACCATGCGACCAGAGCGTCGTGCTGGCTCATAGTACACAGAGCCGTCACAGACCCTGTGAGCCGTCGAAAGCAGCTGGGCATACTCCAGTATCATCTTGACTACGTGCTTGTCACAGTGCTGCTGAGCGCATCTAGCGGGGTCGCTGTGTAGATAAAATATATTCATAGCAATACCTCAATCCACGGTGAAAGGAAAAGCAGGCTGATAAGAATCAGCCCAGCCAAAGCGTGTTTTTTATCCTCGCTCATAGAAACCATACTCCTCTAGATTCTCGCCTATGTGTTTGTGCGCGGCCTCTTCGTAGCAGTCCCGCACATATTGAGCCACCAGCTTGCCAATCTTCTCGTATTGCTTGCGAGCGATAGCGGCCTTCAGCTCAGACTCGTAGCGCCCCACGTAGTGGCCGTAGGTCTGGTGAAAGCCGTCGAAGCCCATCGTCTCCCAGAAGCTCACAGAGTCGTCGTCGAGTATCATGTCGGACGTGACCTCCTCCAGCTTGCTCTCGATAAAGTCCAGCTCAGCGTCACCTGAGTCCCAGTAGTCATATTTGCTCATGTTGTGCATATCAATATTATCCATTGTTGTCATTCTCTACGTTATCAGCCCACTCGATACCGCCCTCGTCAATCTCCACGACGATAGGGCCATTCTCAGTCTGTACTACGATATATTCCCTGCGTCCGAACTCGTTACCCTGATACATTGTCTGTGCTCCTGTAATTTGATGCTCTCATAATACGACACCTGTCGCGCTTGTCGCCTCGGTAAAAAATGTCGCCGTTCTCCTCTAGCGTCGCCGGTCTAGCGGTGATGCTGCTGTAAGGGAGATAGGGATACATGGCCCTGATCTCCTTTGTCGTGATGCCTCGCTCGCCAGCCTTGACGACCTCGTCATAAACTAGCGCCAACAGCTTGCCGGTCGACACTGTGTTGGCGGCGTCTTTGCTGGTCTGTGGTGCGTCTTTACGAGCCAGCTTGTAGGTCGGGGTGTTATTAACTTGCATTGTTAAGCTCCTTGTTTATGTCTTCCGCTATTTCAGATTGCAGACGCTTGGCCGTGCTGGCCGTCACGTCAGTCAGTATTTTAACGTCACTCGGACGCGCCTTGTAGGTCTCCCAGTAAACCTTCTCACGGGGACTGGGTCTTAGGTCATACTCGAACAACTCACCATCGATGTCACGATAGAAGCTCTCACTCATCGCAGCGCTCCCACCCAAAGGGACGCCACTCCTCAGCGTCTAGGAAGCCGACGGCGTCGTTTCTGTAAACGCCCCACATAAGCTCTATGACTTTCCAGCCCACAGCCTCAGCGTCTTGGTCAGCGATGGCGCTGCGCAGCTCTGTCACGAACTTCTTACCCGCCGCACGTCCGTTAGTGTTGCCCTGCACGAACAGTTCGTAAACGCCGTCAGGGCCAAAGGCTTCCCAGAATCGTCTGATGTCGCCGCTCATTAACTCCTCTTCGGCGCGGTCGTGTATAGCAGCCTCGAACAAGGCCTCATATGCTTGGTCGTTGTGATGGTCACTCATTGGTGCTTACCCTCCCATTCTTCGATCTCGTCCAACATTGTCAGCAGCGCGC